ACTACCTTCTGAAGAAAGGTAAGACTGAAATTCTGTTCCCGCTCTTGAGAAAATTTCCAATCTATTATAGTTGTAAGTATTAGTTAAATGATTTTTTATTGCGTAATCATTTAAATAAATGCCTTTAAATATTTCACTATTATTTTGACCCTCATCAAAAAGAACAAGCTCATTACCATCTGGATCAACTAATCCAGCCAATGGTCCTTCACCTATCAAATCTTGAACATAATACTTTGTTGTGGATTCAAGGATTCCATTGTTTGAATTGGAGGCGAAAGGTGCAAACGAACCCTTCTTATTTAAGAAGTCGAGCATCTTTGTTCCAAACTGATCTAAACTAGAATTTTCTGTCATATTTTTGATGAGTAATTTCCTACGCCGATTTCTGTTTGAAAGGTGTTTTCTACGGTCGCTTTATAAGACGAATCAAAATTAAAAAGCACAGCATTTATAACATTTGTGCCTACCTTTAATCTTCCATATCCTAATTGAACTGGAGTATTTCTTGCGGCCACGTTATCTTTTCCAGAAAATATAAAAGAAGAAGTCTTAATTTGTTTTGGATCTCCCGGCTTTAAAAGCATTGAAATTAAATAACTTATTCCTATACTAATAGCTAAAAATAAAATAAACTTTCCTACTCCAGCCCAAGTTAATTTACCAGCAGCAACAACAATTGCTCCAATTAAACTTCCAATAAAATTAAATCCAGAACAAATAAAAATTTCTATTTCAGAAGCTAGTTTTATAAAATTATCTAGTTCTGTTTCATTTTCATGGTAAAGAACTCCATCAATAACCAAAGCCAAACCGTATTCTTTTTTTACAAGTTTATTCATTTTAACCGAATAATCCCTTGTATTTGCTGCCATGCATTTAAAAATATCTTTTAAGGCATTCGCTTTAACAAAAAACGAATCACAAAACATTTTCTTTAATAGTCCATGTAATATAATTTTTTTCATTTTATTGAAGCTGTTATAAGACCAACTGATGTTGTCCCAGTATTAAGAATTTGAGGAGATTGATTATTTAATATATAACTTAAATCAAAATTAAATCCCACACTGCTAAGAACATGGGTTCCTATTCTCAACCTACCATATGAAACAGGTATTGGAGTATTTCTATTTGCCGCATTCTCTTTCGAAGAAAATATATAAGAAGATGTTTGAACTTGCTTTGGATTTTTCGGACTCAATAATTTATTAATTAAAAAACTTATACCAAAAGAAATAACAGACATTATTATTGTATTAACAAGAAAGACACCTATTTTTCCAGCCACAGTTGTTGCTGTTATACTTGTAAAAAGAATTGTAGAAGAAGCAAAAGCCGCCAAAGAAAGAACTGGAACCAATTCTATGACTTTAGCATTTCTAATTTTTTGATTTAAAACGGCACCATTATCTACAATAAAACCATCAACCACAATCAAAAGACCATCAAATTTTTCTCTTAGTTTGTTAATTTGTTTTCCAAAGTTATCGAAGTTCGCCGATATGCAAGATATCAATTCATCAAAAGAATCAACTTTTGCTTCGAAAGATGCACAAGCTATCTTCTGTAATAGGCCATGTAAAATAACTTGTTTCATGTTTAATATTTACACTTAAAAATCGATCCCAATTTAAACTATATATTATAATAGGAATATCGTAATTTTTAATAAAAAAGATATCCTCTTTAGATGGATTCAATAAATGTAGGTGGCTATGGAAAGAAAATAAAAACTGTTTTCTTATTAGTTTAAGAAAGAAATCGTTAGGAGGAAAAAATCTATGACAACTCGGATTATCACTTGTATATTTATAAATGTTATAATCTTTATCTACTAATCCTCCAGATTCAAATGGATAATTAGATAATAAAAAAGTTTTAATCTCTTCTAAAGCTTTGTTAAGTTTGATAATTGTAAGGTCTTGTTCCTGGAAATCCTCCAAAAGGTAATCCATCTTTATGCCCTTTCCATCTAAAAGCGCAGCCCTTTATATTCTTAGAGCAAGAATCTTTTATCCAAAACTCTTTATTTAATTTAGGATCTTTATTAATATTAGTAAGTATACAAACATATACAGATATTGAAATATTGTCTTCTGAAAATTGAAATTTGCTTCCAAAGAAATCGTAATTTACAGAATCCGCATAAACAACAAATTCACCAGAATTGTAAGTTTTAGTTGAATCCCAAAATGCTTTATAAGCTTGATTTGGTATCTGTAATCCATATCCTTGCGGAGAGTAAAATAATTTATTATTTTCGTCTGCAAATGGAATTCCTAAATTTGGAACTTTTTCTCCAAAAATATCACTTGCTGTTTTTGTGATTACTTGATTATTAGAATCTGTATAAGTTATTGTTTGAGGCTGTCCAGACTGATCTTTCCAAGGAAGCTTTCCATAGTTGCATCCGCATCCTCTATAAGACCAAGAACATAGATTGTCTGATATTTTTCTATTAGGTAAAAACTGATTCTCAAAATCTAAAGGACTTGAAAGCTCAAATTCTATAATATACTTATTCTCTGTAGTCTTACGATTTATAATATAATTTTCTTCAAAGAAAGACTGACCATACCCTTGCACAGAATTTCTTTTTGTTCTATATCCGAAAAAAGGATTTTTGCCATCTGAAAAGTTTTCGTCATCAAGATTCTTTACGAATACTTTTAAACGTTTTAATCTTGAATTGACTAAATCATTTTTATTTTTAATTACATTAGTTATCAGACCATTTATGTTTGCCAATCTTATAGATGGTCTGCTTTGTTTTCCATCGGATGAAAACTCAAATCCACCATACTCAATAGGAGCAGGTGTATATTGATTTCCTTTATAAACTATATATTTATTAAAATTTTTACCAGCATGAAATCGCAATATACCAGTAGATTCATCTATGTAAATCTCAAAAAGATCTACAAAAGAATCAGGATCTAAATCTATTAAAGACTGAGTTGAAATTAAATCTGCCATATTATGTAGATGTTTTCTTTATTTTACCAACTATATTAATTTTATCAGTAATAGAATAATACATATCAGTAGATTGAAATTCTACTGGCGAAGAAAAGGTTATTTTTTCTTGATATTTTCTAGAAAGGTAAGATAAAACTTTAGGTATATCCGACGATTTTAAATCTGTATATACCAAAACTTCATATATTTTATTGGAATAATAGCACCTTGCAACTCCATTTATATATTTTATAGGAGATCCTAAAATTATTTTAATTGTTTTGTCTTGCAACATATTAAGAATATCTTGATTTAATTGATTATTGGAAATAAAAGAAGATATTTCTGATCCGCAACTATAAGTGGTAGACGCTTGGCTAGTATTAGATTCATTTCTAGAAATCGTTTTTTCTATTCCATGATAAAAAATACCAAACTTTGTTTTATTTTTAATTTCATTTTTTACAACATCTGTACCATACTGATCTTGCATATAACTTCTACTACCTATTCTATTATACGAAACATCGATAGGTAAAGATGCAAACTGCTCTGATAAAAACTTTCCTTCTGTACTGAAACCTACATTATTTAAAGTTTCTTTTTGATCAATAGTTATTTTTTTACCTATATTAAATTTAGTTCCGAATGAAGGATTTGAAAAAACAGTATTATAATCTGTAAAACTTGACAAAGACTGTTCTGTTGTAATAGATAATTTATTCGAACCATCTAATTCAACATCTTGAATTGTTGCGCTTGATCCGACTGGAAAAACAATCAAACTATTTTTTGCAGAAGAAGGTGTATTTATTTCTTTTGTTATAGATAATGTATAAATATTTGAAGGATCTTTTTGAGTTATTGTAGCATTGATGCCAAAATAATTATTTGGATGAGATATGTTAATTTTATCTCCAACTTGAAACTCATTATGGTAAAAACCTCCTGTTATTTGTGTAGATAAATCATCTTTTTGATAAGATATTTGCCCAGTGTTGTATGAGGCATAACCATCTGCTAAATCTGTTTGAGCTACATAAAAAATATAAATACTAGAATTAATATCTGCAAAATTAATCGATTTTTCTAAATAAAAACCGTCAGCCACAGAGGCTGAATTTCTCAATTCAAGATAATATTTATTTAAATTTAACTCTGAATCTAATTGTGGAGTTAAAGAAGCTGAAGAAACAAATGTAAAATTTCCAACATTATTGCCATCATTTAAGATAGTGGAACTACTAACGCCTCCAGTAAAAACATCAGAAAATTGTAAAAGTAGAGATCTATTATAAATATCTAAATCTCCATAAGGATTGTACTGTCCAATAGTAAAATTACACTGATTAGAAACGTCAGTTTTGAAATCTATAGCATATCCACAATCGTTTTCATTTTTTATTTCAGTTGTAGTATGATTTGTTATGCTTGCCGACGCTAAAGATAGCTCTGAGCTATTTATGTTGGCTTTAGCTAATACAACTTTAGGTTTATAACTTTTTTCTCCAAAAGATCCCCCCTGACCACCTTGCAATATTATCAAAGAAGACAATTCAGGTTTCTCCTCTTGTTCTTTTTTAGTTATTTCTGAAAGAATTTCTTTTTCTACCACTAAATTTTGAGTTTGTATAAAAGGCATAATTAAGAAGATTTTAAAGGATATACAGAACCTTGAACTTTAAAAAGATTAGCCAATACATAAGGAACAGAAGGCTTATTTACTTCTGCGTCTTGTGTATATTCTAGATTAGCAGTATAATATCCAGAACCAAAAGCTGTTGCTGGACTTCCATAAACTAATCCAGATGGAATAACCGCTGGATCAAAGAAATCATAAAAAATAGAAGCCCCAACCGTAGAAGTATAACTTTTATTGATTATTTGTTGAGCGCTAAGATTAAAATTTTCAAATAAATTATTTATATCTTGTGTATTGTATTTGGTATTTGTTGGAATATCAAATATTCCAGACGCTGACAATGAAGATTGTCTAAAAACTTCTTTTAGTGTTGAAAATTTATTATTTGTTACATTAAGAACGTCTCTTATTCCAATATTATCACCCGC